TTAGTAGCCTTTATTATTCTCTGCCGCCACTTTGCCGCCACTGTAACCAGCGAGGGGATTGAGATGAGCCGCTTCTTCCAGATGGTCAGGGGCAAAGTGTGCATACCGCATCGTTTCACGAATGTTGGCGTGCCCAAGAATGCGCTGAAGTACCAAGATGTTCCCGCCGTTCATCATAAAATGTGACGCGAAGGTGTGCCGTAAAACGTGGGTATTTTGCCCTTCAATAAGCTCGATGTTTGTTAAAGCCAGCATCTTTACAAAATCCTGATAGCACGGCTGGAACATCTTTCCTTGTAATTCTGATAACTCATCATGAAGCCAACGCGGGATCGGCACCGTCCGGTTTTTTTTGCCTTTGGTTTTAAAGAACGTCAGCTTGTAAGGCGATAGCTGAGAACGGGTTAGCCCTTCTGCTTCACTCCACCTTGCTCCTGTTGCCAGACATACTTTAACAATCCGCGTAAGGTAAATTTTTCCGTAGCGTTCGCAGGCATCCAGCAATTGTTGGATTTGGGAGGTCGTCAGCCACGACATTTCACGATCTGCTTCTTTAAAGATGCGCATCCCTTCTAACGGGTTAGGCAACGTCCACTCCCCTAGCCTTTTCAGTTCATTGAACATGGCATAAAGGTATTGGTGTTCTCGGTTCACCGTGATCGGTTTCGCTATCCACATTTTGGGGTCAGAATGGTAGCCGTTATCAATTTCTCCACGTAGACGTTTATCCCGGTAATGCGCCCAGTCTTTCGCTGTCAATCTTGAGGCCACCGGGTCACCTAGCCCGTTACAGATGATACGCAGTTTACCCATACGGGATTTACTGGCACTAAGTGCCTGCCCGTGCAAATTATTCCAAAGCTCAATCAGTTCACTAAGGTTGCGGCGATCCTCTTTCTCACCAAGCCACGGTTTATCTTCCACCTCACGCATGGTGTAGGTTTCAAAGGATTCTGCTTCACCTTTTGTGTTAAACGTCTTTCTTATTCGCCGGGAGTCTCGCCCGTTTGGGTAGCACTCACACAACCATTTCCCGCTAGGTAATTTTCGTACTGACATCTAATTTTAACTGGTTAATTTGAGAAGAATATTTTTTAAATTTTCCGCAATGTACAGAAAATCATCATTGAGTATGAAGTGCTTTCTCACTCAGACTCATTCGTAAACACAGCAACAGTTTTAGTTAGGATGCTCTCTAACTCTTTTTTACTCACATTCTCAGCGGTGATTTCTTTTATCTTTTCGTTTTCTATTGCGATATGGATTTTTCGACCTTTCCTATTTTTCAGCCACTCGACGATGACATAGGCCAATAGAGCAAGATAAACGCTGGCATCTTTTGTCTTGTATACAAAGTCGATAACATCTTCTATTGTTGTGCTGGCGCTGAAACACTCTATTTGGCTTAACTCAATACCGTGCTTAATACATAATTCCCGAAAATCATCATCAACCCTCAAACGGATTCTTTGGTACTCCATGGATATACTCCTTTATGCTCATTCAATTTATAACCGACTGAGATTGACAAAAATACTCATCAGCGCAGCTTTTGACATGTTACTGCTTGGTGAGGTTCATCGACACATAGAAAAATCTTGCTTGGCTACAAGTAAAGAAAATCTAAAAAAAGGAAAAGGGATTGTATTAATAGTAAAATAATCCCTTATGACCCATGTACTTTTAGTCTTTATCTTTTTCAACAGGAGAAAGTGTACTCTCTTGGTGGCTATGTTCTTTAACTCTTTTTATTAAATTATTAGCCATCTCATTGTGCATTAACCTCAGAATCTTACTTTCTCTCTTAAAATGTTTTTTATCTAAAGAATCCAGTGGGGATTTCAATATTTCCTTCTGCACGCCCTTTATAAATTCTGAAACATGAGATTCACCAATCTCTTCAATTTCAGATTTTATTGAAAGGAGAGATAATGTTAATACTTTTTTATACGCATAGTCTTCAATGATTTGTTTTTGTTTATTATATTGATAAGCACAAAACCATGCACCTAATAAAAACAAAGGTGCAATGGCCAAACGGGCAATGATAATTGATGTTTGACTTCCCCCCTCCAGCCTTTTGTCGATTAATGTATTTGTCACTTCAGGAAATACAGTTGCCAGGCATATTAATATTGCTCCTATAAGAAAAAGCCCACCGAACAAAAGCCATAGTACAACTAATCTTTTTGCATTTTCATATTGTGCTTTGAAATGCCCTCCAACAGCAACATCGCTAGCCTTATCTAAGGCATTCTTAGCTTTTTCTGTAATATCATCAATATCTTTGGTTTTATTTAAAAAAAATGTTTTTACTGACGAAAATCCAGTTTGTAATGTATCAACCCTTGATTGAACATCAATTGAATCACTCTTTATCTTTTCAAATTCATCCAAAAGAACACCAACTTCAGAATGGTATTTTTCGATAATATTTCTGGATGAAGAAATAACATCATTTGCTTTACCTAAGTGTGCTATTTTTCTCTTTGTGTCTTCCTCATTGAACTCAAGGCTAGCTAATTTCTCTCTATATAAATCATCTAACTCCTGTAATTTATCCCGACTCTCCATCACACTATCAATTTGCAAATCCATTGTTTTTTTAGTTTTCATAAATCTGCTTATGAGATCTTCTGAGCTTTTAACATCTAACTCTAGATTTGATAAGGTACTACCATACCTAGTGAGTAACTCATCCCTTTTATTCGTCACTTCATCATGTTCTTCTTGTAGTGATGTAACTACATCCTGTAATTCATTATTTACTCTAACAAGTTCATTATATGTACCTTGAGCTTCAGGATAAGAATAATTTTCCAAAAGCATAAATGCCGACTTCTTTAAGTCAATAACTTCATCAAGTTTATAATTCAGATATTCAGATCTTCTTAGATTAGAACTGATACCAATCAAAGAAATTAATTTATTTATTTTTCTGAGTTTCTTAAGCATTTCGATGCTAATTTTTTTTATTCCATCTAACAAATCATTATTAATATAATGTGACTTATACCTCCTCAGAAATAATGTAATACTATGAATAGACTCACTTATTTTGTCCTGGATATTATCTTCCGTCATGAGCACTCCCTTTGCATGTAATAGTCGAAGTATATAAAAATCAATGTTTATTTAAAAATTAACGCTATAATCATATTGCTGTTTTAAAAACAATAGTAACGATACCTTTTACAACCACGTCACCTACAGTGCAATCGAATTCACTATCACGACCACTGACGATTAGTTTATTTCCCGGACGCCGCGATACAGAATATACATCTAAGGTTCCATCAATATCTAAAAGCCATGTGCCGTTAGATATTTCACCCTCTCCCATTTCGACCAGCCAAGCGTCTTTGCCTGAGCGTACGTAGCATAGTTTTTCTTGAGTAATACCCTCAGGTAAAAATGATGCATCAATAGCACAAAATCCATCTTCTTCTAACTTGCCAGCCAGCAGACGTTTTTTATCAATGTTGATGGTTTCTGGCGCAATCTCATCCGTTCCTTGCGCTGTAGTCGCTTTGCCCTTCCCTGTCGCCAGCCACTCAAGAGAAACGCCAGTATCCAGCGCACAGGCAATCACTACATCACCGGGAAAAAAGTTACGACGAATCCATGTGCTGATCGTCGCGGTAGAAATCCCCAGCAGGTCGCCTAACTCTTTTTGTGTTCTGAACCCGTAGGCATCCATCATCCGGCGCAGCACTGCTTTCCCACCTGATGCGAGTATCTGATCGTAAAGCGGCTTGCCTTTTAAAATCCCCGCATCAGTTTGCAAATGCGAATTATCAAACTCACCAGTAACTAACCAATTCACATCAGCACCAGTATCAAGGGCACATTGCACGATTACATTTCCGGGAACCTGCCCACGCTGTAGCCAACTAGCGACATTACTCTTAGCAATACCAAGTTTTTCTCCTAACTCCTTTTGCATGGTAAACCCATAAGAAGAAAGGATTCTTTCCAGTACATCGCTAACCACCGCATTTTCAAGACGCATAAATCACCACAATGGACGCTATTTTTTATTTACAGTTAAATAAAAGCGATCTAAAGTGCTCCCATCTGCCAAGATGTGAACATAACCAAACATTACTACCAACCAAAGAAGGATGATGCGATATGCAAACCGCAAAATCAACCGAACTATCTCAGGAAAGCGCTGTTTCAACGCTTAATCCTGAGCAATTCCAACAGTTAGCCACCGTATTAACTATCGCATTAGAGCCTATGCTTCGTGCCTCAATTGCAGATGTTATGACCGTCGCCGAGTTCTCCAAAGTAAGTGGGGTCAGCGATAGCCTTGTTCGTAAATGGCTTGATGACGGTACTCTTATCCGTGCAGCGGCAGGTAAAGGCCATGCAGATAAATCTCGCGTTTTAATCAATGTGCTCGCATGGCGTGAGCGCTTGCGCCAACAGGCCGTCAATTGCCGATACATCAAGTCAAAAGCGTAATTAACAATTCGATTATTCAAACTAAAGGGAATTTCGGCATGTTTGATTATCAGATTTCCATACACCCACACTTTGACCGCGCCTGTCAGGCGTTCGCGTTAAAACACAATTTGGCGAAGCTGGCCGGACAGGTGGGCATGAATCATCAGACCCTGCGTAACAAACTGAATCCAGACCAGCCGCACAAGCTGACATGTGACGAGTTGATGACCATCACCGATGTAACCGAAGACGCCACGCTGATCGATGGGCTTTTGGCGCAGCTTAATTGCCTGCCAGCCGTGCCAGTGAATGAGGCAAAGGCGGAACGGCTAACCACGTATGTATTGCAGGCCACCGCCGCCGTGGGTGCGGTAGCTGCTGAAAGCGTATCGGATGAGCGTATGACGCCAGCGCGTCGGCATAACGTGATCGAGAGTATCAACGCGGGTGTGCGTTATTTGTCGCTGGTCAGCTTAACGTTACAGACGCGTATTCAGGCTAACCCCGCGTTAGCGTCAACCGTAGATGCACTGAGCGGTATTAGTGCGTCTTTGAATATTGGGTGAGTAAGAAAAATGGAAATGAGAATTTTTGGTTTTATTAATGCGGGGCGTGCCGATTTGAAAAACGGAAACCTTAGTATTAAGAGTGCGAATTTGTTCCTTGATAATCTGGAAAAATATGTTCGTGAAATGAGTAATGAAATAAATGAATTGAAAGCGGTCACCCAGCAGTCAGGTAATTGTTTCGTTAACTTGAATAAGGATAGCAAGCATACCGCCATTTTCTGCCGCCAATATCATTTACATGGTGAACATGTCGGTAATGTTCACTACATGGTTGAATGCTTTGCTGATAAAAATTATGGCAGCGCATCTAGTGTCGTTGATGGTATTGACGATTTTATTTCCTCAAGATTTATAGAGGAAGAAACACCATCAAAAGATACCTATGGCTGCATGCGTATTAATACGATTGATGGCCGCGTTGTTATCAAATCTGATTCCATAGTGGCGATTTCTGAAATTAAAAGAAAATATGATGTAACCGCTGTTATACATCTTAATTCAGGTAAGGAATTTGATACTGGCCTTTCTTATGAAAAGATTGCTTCAGTTTATCTAGATTATTTGGGAAGAGAACGCGGGACGATTAAACGCCCCGTCGGTATTTAAATGTTTCCCACAAATCCTTTGGGGCTAATATTAGTACCTAAACTACGGTCAAGTGCTTTGCCTAATTGTTTATAGAGGCTTTCAATTTCATGACGGTCATTTTCTGACAATTTGATCGGTTCAATAACGTCGAGAGTTTGTGAAAGCGTTTTATCGAGAAGATTGATTATTTCCTTTTCAATCATGATTCCCTCTTTTGTGGTTGGTTGTTTTTGGCGATTCAATCCTACCACAACACCATGCGCCGGGCATGGCTAAAACCCGGCACTTATTTGCAACCGTCTATCCGTGGGCGGTTACCAATAGGAGGGGAAACCATGCAAGCACCAATATCAATAGCGCCGTTCCTCTGGTGGCACCAGACGGAGACAAAGCCTGATTTTACAATCACCCACGGCAAAGGCCGTCAGGGGATCATCATTCGTACCTGCCGGGAGAGTGTTAGCCAGTGGGTTATCCGCTCTATCAAGTCAGTGTTACGGGGGAAAGCATGACAGCCTTTACCGTCAGCAGTATGCAGAATTTACCCGCCGGGCTGCGTAATGTGATCGGCAAGCACTTTGCTGATAGTCGCTGGCGTGAAACCTGCGCTTATTACAACGGGCTACATGAGCGCGACCGTTTAACTATCTGCTTTCATGCTCAGATGAAAAAGAGCCAGACCGTTTACCGTCTGGAGGAAATGCCAACCGCAGAGCGTGAGCGGATTGTTTGCGCAATTGATGAGCTGCGCCGCATATTCTCGCTGAGCCGCAAACGTCGTGAAAAAACCTCGACGTTCCTGAGCTGGTTAAGCGTCAGCGAAAGACGGACGTTATTTTTTCATGCGGGATTAAGTGAAAATGAATTTAATCAGCCTTACTGGCGGATTGATGATGTTTCATGTTCATGGCGAAATAAAATATCACATGCCTTGAATGAGCTATTCAGTTTATTTAATGCAGCCCCCGATATTCTGACGGCAATTAAACCCGAAGAATATCTGAATTAAATAACCCCTGAAATTAATTAGGCGCTTAACCGCGTCGGGACTCCCTTTATCTGAGGATTATATGCACATGTATAAAACAGTCGGTCAGGCGATGCACCGCAAGGCTGAAAGCGAGGGCATTCAGTTAATGCTTTCTCAGGCACGCAATGAGGCGAAAGCTGATGCGCACACGTCGTTTTCTTCTCGTCTGGATAAGTTGGCGACTCACGCCGCTATTAATGAATTAAGCAGTGTTGAAATCATCGAACTATTACGTCAGGAATCAGACGCTTTTAATCATTCCGGGTCAGATATCAAGGCGGTGATGTAATGGAAAACCCAACTTACAACCGCGTCGATATCAACGGCAATTATGCAATAGCGAAAGTCGGCTATGACTTTGCGCTGGGCGAAATTAAATGCGGGAAAGAAGACGGCGACCAGCCTTATTTATCCACGCTGGCTGTTTATCAAAATCCCGTCAGCCTCATTAACGATTTTGTGCATCGTGCTATCGCCACCGAAATTTGGCGCGGAAACGTCACCGATGCCAAGAAATTGCTGACCGAAAGCAAGCGCTTTGCGGCGCTGTGCCAGTCAGCTTTTGACCAGCTCAATAACGATAAGGGGCAAGAGTAATGCCGGATTTAATGGACATGGTGCAGCAGCGCCAGCAAGACATGTTAGACCATCAGATCGCCAACGCCCGGAACGTCCAACGCGGCGTTTCTGCGTTCGAGTGTGAAGACTGCGATCAACCGATACCCGAAGCGCGCCGCGCTGCAATCGACGGCGTGACCCGCTGCGCGACCTGTCAGGGCATTCACGAACTGAAAGGTAAGCATTATCGGGGTGGGTTATGAGTCCTCGCATTATGCCCGCTGGGCTTGTTCGTCCCAATTGCCCGCCGTCTCTACGCCTTAAGGCGATAGTGGTAGCAAACCAAACGCGTGCATTAGCACTAGAGCTTGCCAAGCAAGAACTAGACAAAGCCGATTTAACTCAACTGGTTCTAAGCGAAATCAGTGATTTTTTTGCAGGTATCAGCCAGCCCGGCGCGCCAGAGACAGCGGAAGAAATGCAGGCCGCTTTGATGGCGCGTGTTGAATCAGTGATGCGCGATCATCAATGACCATCACCCATCGGGGGCGCTCAACTCCCACCCCACCGTTACCTTTTCCCAGCAGCACCCGCGAGGCGTTCGTGGGTGCGTATCCGTGGAACGCCTCGCGCCCGGCCATCGTACCGGAAGAAAGACAGCTTACCCGTGAGGAATGGACTCAGGGGCAAGCCGTTTTAGCCCAAATTAACCAGCAACCGCACTTCCTGCGCGAAATCTGCCTGAACCGTTACGCGTACCTGAAAAAAAATAAAGGGATGCTGAGCGCTAATCGTTTTCTGACTAACAGCTTTATGCAGCGCATGTGGCCGCGTATCGATGCAATCAATACCCGCCATGCCATGAATCGCAATGCTTCCGAGCGTTTCCTGTCTGAATCTGACGCCTATCAAACGTTGCCCGGTATGAATGACAAGGCGCTGGGGCGTCTGGCTGCGCGCATTTCCGGCCAGATATTTTCGGCGTATGAAGAATTGAGCGATGCCATGAAAGCGCAACACGGCGGCCAGCCTGATGCGCTCTTTACCGATGCTGCACAGGCCGAGCTTTTCGGCCATGTCGCCAGCATGGCGCGTGCGTTCAATATCACCCCGCTTTTCTGGAAGAACTACCGCAAAGGCACGCTGGATATACGAAAGGCAATAGCCAGCGTGTCCCGCCTGATTAATGAGGAATGGTGGACTCGCCAGCTTAAAGCCCAGCGCACCCGCTGGCGCGAGGCGCTGAATATTGCCGTTGGTCAGGTTAGTAAAAAGGCGTCCCCCTATGCCAGTAAGATGGCGATCCGCGATATACAGGCGCGACGCCTTGCTAACATGGATTACCTGAAAAGCTGTGAGCTGGAGAATGTCGCAACAGGTGAACGTATCGACCTGATCGACAAGGTGATGGCAAGTATTTCTAACCCTGAAATCCGGCGTATGGAGCTAATGAGCACTATCGCCGGGATTGAGCGTTACGCCAGCGAACAGCGAGACGTCGGGATGTTTATCACCATCACCACCCCATCTAAATATCACCCGACCCGCGTGATCGGAAAAGGCGAAAAAGAGACAGTTCAGTTTAATCGGAGCTGGGACGGTGAAGCGTTTACGCCGAAAGACGGCCAGCGCTATCTGGTCAAAATTTGGAGCAAGATGCGCACGGCATTTAAAGATGCAGACCTGAAAGTTTACGGGATGCGCGTTGTCGAACCGCATCACGACGGGACACCACACTGGCACATGATGCTGTTTTGCAAGCGCGCACATCGCCAGTCAGTCATCGATATTATGCGCCGCTACGCCCTGAAAGAAGACGGCGACGAACGCGGCGCGGCTAAGTACCGCTTTGAATGTAAGCACCTCAACAAGGGCGGTGCGGCTGGCTATATCGCTAAGTACATCGCCAAGAATATCGATGGGTACGCGCTCGACGGTCAACTGGATGACGAAACCGGAAAGCCACTGCGTGATGTGGCCGCCGCCGTCACCGCGTGGGCGTCAACGTGGCGTATCCCCCAATTTAAACCTATCGGTGTTCCCACGATGGGCGCTTACCGCGAGTGCCGGAGCGGCACGTTACGCAGCGTCAATCTTACTGACCAGTTTGACGAACAGGTCGAAGCGGTTCGCTTTGCTGCCGATGCTGGCGACTTTGCCGCATACATGGCCGCACAAGGCGGCGCGAATGTTTCCCGCGAACTTCAAACGGTGCGTGTTGCGCGCCGGATATCTGACCAGCTCAACGAGTATGACGAAGAGGTGCAAAAGGTTGTCGGGATTTTCGCCCCGCATTTGGGTGAAGGTCATGTATTTGAAACCCGGACAACCGAGTGGCGCATTGTTTCTAAAGCCGTTGCCGTTGAGCCTTTGACTTTAAAAAGCGCCCCCGGCGCGCCTCGGAGTCCTGTCAATAACTGTGGGTTGGGTTCTCAACGGTCAGGCGCAAATGTCAAAACGCAGGCCGAAAACAGCGGCATAGCGACGACATCAGAAACCGATAACCCACCGATTGACTGGAATGACGACGCGGCTGTGAGGGCGCTAGGAATGCGTCTGCGTGAACAATCCGTCAGGAAAAACCATAAACAGCGCGACTTTGACCCCAATACCCTCCGCGATCCGTCACCGTCGGCCAGATTAACGGGCGAAGAACGGGAACGGATACCCCGTATCCAGATTGATTTGTCCCAGCGTGGTATCAGCGTTCAACGTTGGGAGCTGGAAGCGCTGGCGCGTGGGGCAAAAATGAAGATAGACGGCGAACTTATTTCATACCCGGCTGCTGATGAGTGGCCGGGGTTTAGTAATCAGATGGAGGTTTAACGATGTTAACTAACGAGAAGTTGCAACAAATTAAAGAATTAGCACAAAAGGCGAACTACAAACCGGATGATAGATTGCTCGCTGTATGCCTCGCCGCCGCCTGCGATAGTGAGATTATCGAAGAAATGGCGAAAGAAATTTTATCCCTCCGCGCTGTCATCATCCCACCATCCAGTAATTCTCTGGTGTGGATCGGTATAGATTGGGCTAAGGGCTACAACCTACATGACCTAAAGCCAATCATGCGAGATGATACCCCAGAAGAATTCAAACGGCTTTTTGAATGTAGATGGTTGCCAGAAAGTAAGGGGGAATAATGCCTAAATCCCCCAAGACCGTAAAGCCGCCCAGCGCGCACGTCAGCGTGATGCTGGCGTGGTGAAAATCGAGATTCATGTTGATACGCAAGAGCTGGAGATGCTGAAACGGAATTGCGCCCTACGTCGTCCAGGGCGAGATCCGTATGATATCGACGAGTACCTGACCACGTTAATTCGTCAGGATGCTGCTGCCCTACAGCAAAAAATAGCCGTTCTGAATAAGCGTAACTGCCAGAAATGCGGAGAGAAATTACCCGTCGCTGAGCGCTGCTTGTCCGGTGCGTCTGAGTGCAGGAACACACAAGGCTGGCATGATTTAAAGTTAATTCTGTGACGTGTCACGGCGTGAAATGTTTAAGTGACATGTCACGCCGTATTAATCGCGCTGAACACATAACCAATCAGTCACCCGTAGCACACTAAGTGATTGACGAAAATTTCAATATGTAAAATACTGTATTTGCATACAGTAAAAATAAGGAAATGGCACCCCTTGGAAAACACGGAACACATACAGGCCGTTTTGTCGCGGGTTCAGTTAATCGCTGACATATCGTTAGTGGCTCAGTGCGATGTAAACGAATTAAAAACCGCGATGTCACTGATTGCGGATTTGGCGAACGGCACGATAGAAACCAGAGAATATCGGCAGATTACTAATAAGTCGGAACTGGTCGAATACCTGAGAAAACGATTAGAGGATGTCGTCTTTTAGCAAGAAAAAACATGAAAGCTTTGTGAATCATTTTCTATATAAGGATTATTATTTTATGCACACAATTGCTCAGTTTAGTTGGTAATTTAAGATATCTGGCAACTCCCAGGCACATACCCTGGGTTACGTTTTATGCTATTTAGTGTGTGTAATGAGTAGAAAAAGAGACCATAAAAGTGTATAAATTTGAAGTATACCTAAGGATAAATTCATCCTTACTCAAAGTAACAGTTATAGAACATAAAAACATCAATAACAGTATGTTAGCTTAAAATAAGTGAGATTTTTATGGAAAAAGAAATCATCTTACCGAACATTCTAATTGAATCAGGATTCTCTCTAGATACACATTGTTTTAGATATAGACCTGATCATGATTTTTTCGTTTCTCAAAATGGAATGGAAACTAAAAAAAACAAGATAATTGAGGAAATAGAAAAGCGTTCATTATGGCACTCATCAGTAGGGTCGCTCAATGATCCATTTGAAGTGTATGCAAAAAAAAATGACAATGAATTTAATTTAATGGGGAAAAAAGAGAGATTATCTTTATTCGTAAAAATGTTTCCTGATAATTTCAAACCAAACTCATTAGAAACAGAATATGACAAAGTAGAATTTATATATAAATGCACTGAAACCATGACCACTAAGGCAATTGATAACCTTCTAAAAGTAGACATTAAATTTGACGATGCCATTAATGAGCTAAGAGGAATGGTTGGAATTTCCTGCTTCACATCAATATGTGATAGTCGTTTAATGTGGGGGTACTATTGCAATGGTCTTTCTGGAGTTTGTTTAATTTATAACAAGAAAAAACTGAAAGACAATGGGATAGAATTACATCAAGTCAAATACATTGAGGATGCACATTCAATTGACGTATTAGACTTTACTTACAATTGCGACAGCAACTCTAAAATTAAAATCCTTTCTAAAATACCAGAGTATAAACACAAAGATTGGGCTCATGAAAACGAGCATAGAAGTATAGTTTATTTAAATGATGAGCATGTAAACAAAGGAGGTATTGTTGAAATGAAAAATCCCTGCATTGATGGTGTAATCGTAGGTAGTAATGTTACTAATCATGTGCAGAAAATAATAAGAAAGAAGGAAAAAGAATTTAAATTTAAATTATTCAAAGCTGAAGTGGATTATTCGAGTTTTAGTGTCAAGGTATCATCTTGAGTCTATGCATGCTTACATGCATGATTTTGCATGATGATCTACTGCCAATTTATCCCCGTTAACGCCATAGCTGGCGCGGATCGCGCTGGATCGTGCGAGTGCATGAAAAGCGACACACAAAGCGGGCAGGCGTGGCGGGGATAGCATTGCGCGCAAGGGCGTTTAAGCGTGATTCATCCCGCGCCGCAGCGCCCCGCTGTGAGGTGTTCCGTTTTGATGCCATGCGTAAGGTTGGTTTTTCACTGGTGCGCGTAAAGCGCGATTGGTGAGTCCAGAAAAGGGTATAAAAAAGCCGCTGATTAGGCGGCTGAGTTGTTGGGTTACTCTTCTGTTAGTTTGTAGGGCTTAAACGCAATCACCTCCATCCCCACCACATCATTAATCTCTTTCATCCGTTCCTGTAGCGGCGTCAGCTCGTTCCTGACAAACACCTGACTTGCCTTTTCAACATCCCCGAAACCGCCCGTGTTATTCGGGATAATCCCCATCATCTGCGGCGGTACGCGGTGTGCGCTGAGCAGGTCGTCACGGCTGGCGTTCTTAATGTTAAAGAAATCATCTTTAGTTGCCACCTCGCTGAGCGGCACAATCTTGATGCCGTCCGGCTTGCCGTTTGGGGCGTAGAAAAACAGGTTCTTAAAATTCCCCAGCCCCTTTGTATTACTCATCGCGGCGCGTAACTTGTCTACGTCGGTGCCGCTTTGTGCCGCATCGGTTACGTACATGATGTAACCCGCATGTGCACCATTCTGGTAATACTTGCGCCGGAACAGCGTCGCCGATTCGTTCAGCCAAGCTGAGTTCAACGAGCTGATATATTCCGGTAGACCATACATTTCCTGATTGATATCCGGCTCCAGCAGATGGAACACGCTACCCGGTTCAAAGCGGTGTGGCTCTTTGAATGACTGCACGAACCAGTAAACATCGTCCTCTACCCCACGTCGCGTGTATTTGGCCGGGCTGGACTCCAGCCGCAATAAGCCCCCTACCCGATTTAACCGCTTTTCCAGAAACGCATTACCAAACACCAGATAATCCAGTACAAAGCGGCTAAAATCCTGCTGACTCAATAACGGGTGCGGGATAAAGGTACTCACCAGAATGTTACGTTTCACATAGATGGGTGAGCTGTGGTGTACCGCAGCGCGCAGGCTTTTAGCCAGCCCGCTAAAGTTGATCGGCGGCTCAATCCATCGGCCATTATGGATACACTCGGCATACTCCAGAATGTCGCGGCGATCCAGAACGGCAGACGGTTCACCAAAGGTAAATGCTTCCATCGGCTGCGGCTGGTTGACGGGTTCCGATGTTGACTTGCGATATTTACGCTTTTTCATTCGTTAAAATCCAAAATGCTGACCGGGACATGACCGTTAATCGCGGTCAGGGGTTCGTTTAGCAGCGCGTGCATGGTTGCCCATGCCACGTCAGCGTGGCTGATTTCCTCGCTGCGGCTGGCTTCATAGGTGGTGCGGTTACCGCTGGCCGTCATGGTTTTGCGTATGGCCATAAACGATTGGGTGATGTCGGTGTGGCTGGTGTCATATTCCAGCCGTCCGCTGGTGATCGTGTCTTTTGCCTTGAGCACCATCGCGGTTTTGATTTCAGGTGAGTATTTGATTTCACGCGCCGCCGGGAAGAAGCCACGCACAAGCTGGTAAACGCCCTGGCCGATGCCCGTTGCATCGATGCCGATGTATTCAACGATGTATTTTTCCGTCAGCAGCTTGATGGCGTCGGCCTGTGCGGCAAAGTCCATGCCTTTCCACTGGAAGCGTTCCAGAATGCGGAACTTACCGCCCGGTGCCTGCGGCGGTGCCAGTACCACACAGCCCGCGCTATCGCCCGTGTGTGACGGGTCGTAACCAATCCAGACAGGTTTATAGGCAAACGGGCGCAGCGCGTAGGGGTTAAAATCCTCCCACTCTTCCAGCGCATCGACCATGCAACGCTGTAATTCCTCAAACGGGAACACCGACGCCTTATCATCGACAAACTCACACATCAGCAGATTTTGATACTCTGCCGGGCTGTATTCCAGCGTGAGCTGGTCGAGGTCGAACAGGTTGCAGCCCCCGGCTAGTGCATCTTCCACGGTCACAATCTGCCGCCACTGGCCGTCACCGCACAGCACGCCGCCGGACAAATTCGCGTGGCTTAAATCAAGATGCAGGTGATCGGATTTGTTACTGCGTCCCTTGTTGAATAGCTCACCTGACCAGAACGGATAGGCGCTGTGTGCCAGACTCGACGGCGTGGAGAAATACGTGCTGCGCCACTTTTTGTGCAACGACATGCCGCTGGCGACCTTGCGCAACTCCTGAAATTTGGGGATCCAGAAATATTCATCCAGATACAGGTTTCCGGTGTAGCTCTGCGCGGTGCGGATATTGGTGCCGAGGTAGAACAGGCGCGCCCCGTTGGGGAGCACCATCGGATCGCCTTTCAGGTCAACATCAACCAGCCGGGCAAAATCGATGATGTAGTTTTTAAAGACGTGCGCCTGTGCCTTACTCGCTGACAGGAAAATCTGATTGCGCCCGGTGGTGAGCGCATCAATCAGCGCCTCCCGCGCAAAATAGAACGTCGCACCAATCTGGCGCGATTTCAGGATATTGCGGATACGGTGCTGTAACCCGGCCTGATGCCAGCCGCGCTGGTACTCGAAAATCTCACTCAGGAAAATGTCGTTCAGCTTATCAATGGCCGCATCGCTGAACAGGTTCTTTTCCGGTGCCTTGCGTTCACCCTTGTTGCGGTTGCGTACGTTGGGATTGAGATCGGCTTCGTTGCCCGTCTGGCTGTAGCGGTTAACCCGCGCCAGTCGTTCAATCTGACGGCCTAACAGGTCAATCTCTTTGTAGTCATGCCCCTCCTTTTTCGTCTTCATGATGAGCTGAATTAGCCGCGCTTCCAGACTGGCTTCCACACGCGATACCGGGGCGATAGCATCCCAGCCGTCGCGCTGCTTCCAGCTCTGAACGGTCGGCGTTTTCTGGTTCAGCATTTCCCCAATCTGACGCACCGAAAAGCCCTGCCAGTAAAGCAAAGCCGCCTGTCGCCGTGGGTCGCTGATGATGGTGGTATCGATGGCTGTATTCATGACGGCAAGGCTACGTCAGCGCCGACCCTCGCCGCCTTAAGTGCCTGTTGTGCCAGCGGTTAGCGAACCGTGATTGATGGCGCGCCATAGTGTCACGCCGGATACTCGCCCAGACTTCCCGCAAACAACGGATGAGAAAATGGCAAAGAAAGTTTCTAAGTGGTTCCGTATCGGTGTCGAGGGCGACACCTGCGACGGCCGCATCATTGATGAAAACGATATTCAAAACATGGCGGAGACATTTGATCCGCGCGTCTATGGTTGCCGCATCAACATTGAGCACGTGAAAGGCTTGCTGCCTGACAGCCCGTTTCGCCGCTATGGCGATGTGGTCGAGCTGAAAGCCGAGACGATTGATGATGATTCGGCTATCAGTGGCAAGCTGGCACTGTTCGCCAAAATCACCCCGACGGATGAACTGGTGGCAATGAATAAAGCCAGCCAGAAAATCTATACCTCTATGGAGATCCAGCCCAACTTTGCCAACACAGGCAAGAGCTATCTGGTCGGTCTGGCGGTCACCGATGACCCGGCCAGCCTCGGCACGGAAATGCTGGAGTTCAGCGCAAAGGCAAAACATAACCCGCTGGCAACCCGTAAATCGTCCCCGGAAAACCTCTTTTCTGTCGCTACAGAAGTAACGCTGGAGTTTGAAGACCTGCAAGACGTGGAGCCGACGCTGTTGTCACGCATCAAAACACTGCTGAGCCGCCAGAAGTCCGGCGACGACGCCCGTTTTAGTGATGTGCATGACGCGGTGGCCGAAGTGGCCGGGCAGGTGCAAACCAATGCCGACAGCGTGGAGCAGCGCTTTACCCAACTTGAGCAGCGCCAACAGCAAGACATTGCCACGCTGACGCAGAAGCTGAGTGCCAGTGAGCAGCAGCTCACCAACCTCAAAGCCACGCTGGACGGCACAGAGAGCCTGTCGCAAAAGCGCCGCCCGGCGGCGACAGGTGGCGACGGTGAAGCCACGCTGCTGACCAACTGCTAACCGGGCGTAGCCCCTCGATACCCTTTTTTAGAAAGAACAGGAAAAACAATGCGTAAAGAAACCCGTTTTAAATTTAATGCCTACATGACCCAGCTTGCTGCGCTGAATGGCGTTGAAGTGGAAACCCTGAGTAAAAAATTCAGCGTTGAGCCATCCGTCACGCAGTCGCTGATGGAAGTGGTGCAAGAGTCCTCCGACTTCCTGACCCGCATCAACATCGTGCCGGTTGCTGAGCTGACCGGGGAGAAAATCGGCCTCGGTGTGTCCGGGTCGGTTGCCAGCACCACGGATACGTCAAGCGGTGACGAGCGCGAAACCGCCGATCTACTGAGTCTGGCGGCGCGGCAATACAAGTGCGAACAGATGAACTTTGATTTCCATATCCGTTACAACACCCTTGACCTGTGGGCGCGTTTTCAGGATTTCCAGTTGCGTTTACGTAACGCCATCGCAAAACGTCAGTCGCTGGATTACATCATGGCCGGATTCAACGGCGTGAAGCGTTCAGCAACCTCTGACCGTGCTAAATATCCACTGTTACAGGATGTGGCTGTGGGCTGGCTGCAAAAATACCGCAACGAATCACCTGCGCGAGTGATGGACAAAGTGACGGGTGAAGATGGCACCGTAATTTCTGATGTGATCCGCGTAGGGGAAAACGGCGATTATGAAACGCTCGACGCGCTGGTGATGAATAATACGGAAACATTACTTGACCCATGGCATGTAGAAGACCCCGATTTAGTCGTGATTTGTGGTCGTCAATTGCTTTCTGATAAGTATTTCCCGCTGGTCAACAAACAGCAGGAAAACAGCGAGATGTTAGCCGCTGATGTGATTGTTAGCCAAAAACGCATCGGTAACTTACCTGCCGTGCGCGTGCCGTACTTCCCGGCCAACGCGTTGATGATTACTCGTCTGGATAACCTGTCGATTTACTACATGGACGACAGCCACCGCCGCCACATTGAAGAAGTCGCCAAGCGTGACCGTATCGAAAACTACGAATCTATCAAACAAGATTATGTGGTTGAGGATTACGGCTGCGGCTGTCTGATCGAAAACATCCAGCTCGGTAAGTTCCCGAAACCGCCGGAAGCGGAAAAGGCCGCAGAGCCAGCCGCGTCAGGTACTGAAAACCCAACCGATAACACCGGAGCTTAAGCCATGTTAAGCCCCGCCCAGCGTCACATGATGCGGGTGTCGGCTGCTGAGGCGTCGCAGCGGGAGAATGATCCGCTGCGACAGGCCACCGGGTACGAGCAAATGCTGTTCCGGCTTGCGGCTGATAAACGCACGTTAAAACAGGTGCGCTCAATGGAGCGTAAAGCCGAAATGAAAAGCGGGCTGTTGCCCACGTATGCGCCGTGGGTGGCGGGTGTGCTCGAAAACGGGCGCGGCGCACAGGACGCGGTATTGATGACGGTCATGGTGTGGAAGCTCGACGCCGGAGACATCCCCGGCGCGCTGGAGATTGCCCGCTATGCCATCGCGCACAAGCTGGTGATGCCAGAGGGGTACACCCGCCCGACGCCGTACCTGTTAGCCGAGGAAGTCGCCGACGCCGCAACCCGCGCCCATACCGCCGGGCAGTCGGTCAATATTGACCTGCTGATCGATACGCTGACGCTCACCGATGCCGAAGATATGCCCGATCAGGTGCGCGCCAAGCTGCACAAAATCATCGGCCTGATCTTGCGCAGCGGCAAGCCGGAGCAAGCCCTGTTTCACCTAAAACGCGCCTTTCAGCTTGATAGTCGAAGCGGTGTGAAAAAAGACATAGAGCGGCTGGAAACGGCGCTGCGCAAAGCAGCGGCCAGCCGTTAACCCAACGCGCCCCGCGCCGGGCGGCACACAGGCCGGAACAGTTCACTGTTTTCTGTGCCTGTGTCCACCGCCCACCTATTCAGAGGTTGTCATGACGACAATGATTTTACCCGCGAAAGCGGAGCCACACCCGGATGCGGTGGTTATCCCTGTGCCTGCGAAACAGGATGCGGTAATCGAAAACACTTTTTTCTGGCCTGCCGTGGATCCGGGAACGCTGCGCACGCTGATGCGCCTTGAGAACACCGTCACGCCGGAGCGCCTGCGCCATGCGGCGAAAACCGCGATTTCTGAGGTTAACGCCGAGCTATACGAGTACCGCGCGGCACAGATGGCGGCAGGGTTTAAAACGCTGGACGCGGTTCCCGCAGAGCGACTCGACGGCCAGAGCGAAAAGGAGCACCACTATCTGTGTGCGGTCAGTGCCATTACCACGGCAACGCTGTACGAGCGTTATCGGAGCTATGACGCCAGCGCCAAAGGTGACCGCAAAGCCGATGCGCTCGACGGCACGATTGATGAACTCTGGCGCGATGCGCGCTGGTCAATCAGCCACTTGCAGGATAAGCCCCGCTGCATCATCGGGCATATCTGATGAACGTTATCGCACAGCAGGGCGACACGCTGGACGCCCTGTGTTATCGCCACTACGGGCGCACGCAGGGTGCCGTTGAGGCGGTGTTAGCTGCTAATCCGGGGCTGGCTGAATTCGGGGCGATTTTACCCCACGGCACCGCGGTAATCCTGCCGGATATTGCCGCCGCCCCTGTCGCAGAGACGGTGAGTTTATGGGATTGAATATGGAAAGAATCACGTCGTTCATCGCGTACTGGATAAGCGTGGCACTGGCCTTTTTTGGGGCGATGACGCCGCAGGATTTCGCGGCCTATTTCGGGGCGCTGGGGGTGGTGTTCACCGTTGGCGTTAACTGGTACTACCGCCGCAAGAGCTACCAGCTATTAAAGACTATCGATCCCCGTGAGGTTATCCATGAAATCACTCGTTAAACGCTGCGTTATCGCCACGGTGTTAGCGCTGGCCGCGTTAGTGCCGGATTTTTCCTTGCTGAAAACGTCACAGGAGGGGCTGGCGCTGATTGCTGACCTTGAGGGGTGCCGCTTAAGTCCCTATCAGTGCAGCGCGAACGTGTGGACAAACGGGATCGGACACACCGCAGGCGTGGTGCCGGGGAAAACCATCACCGAGCGTGAGGCGGCGGTCAATCTGGTTGCCGATGTGTTACGGGTAGAAAAGGCACTGGCGCGTTGTATGGCCGTGAACATGCCGCAGGCCGTCTATGATGCCATTGTGAGCTTTGCGTTTAATGTCGGTGTCGGTGCGGCGTGTCGCTCTACGCTGGCGTTTTTCATCAACAAAGGCCAGTGGCGCAACGCCTGTGACCAGTTGCTGCGCTGGGTGTATGTCAACGGCGAGGTATCACGCGGTATTGAAACCCGTCGCCAGCGTGAGCGCGCCGTCTGTCTTAAGGGGGCAGCATGAGTAAGCCCCTGACGCAGTTCTTCGCCATCGTTGCCGCCTGCATGTTGGCTGTGCTGGTTATCACTAAGTGGCAACTGTCCCGCGCTGAAAACTCGTTAAGTCAGCAGGCTATTACCCTGAGTCAGCAAAAAGACACGTTGCTGACTCAGTCTGCCGCCATCGGGTCGTTGCAGGACAACGCCCGGCGCAACGAACAGGCACAGGCGGAACTCCGCACGAAACTGTCACAGGCCGGGCAACTGGCCGCATCCCGCGATAAAAAAATCATGAGGTTACTCAATGAAAATGCCGATCTGCGCCGCTGGTATGGCACTGCTTTGCCTGACGATGTTAAGTGGCTGCACACCCGCCCCGCCTTTGACAACCCCGACGCTTATTTACGTTGGCTGTCCGAAGGTAACGAGCTGCCCGATACCGGGCAGCCGCCCGGAAACGAACGGTGATTTAAGCGCGGATAACCGTCAGTTAGAAGGCGCGCTGGTGAGCTGTGCGCTACAGGTCGAAACCATCAAACAGTGTCAGGAGCAACACCATGCTGAAACCCAACAGCCTGCGCAGCGCCTTAAGTGATGCGGTGCCGGTACTGAAAAATAACCCAGACATGCTGCATGTCTTTATCGACAGCGGCGCGGTGGTATCCACACTGGCCGCGTCGCTGTCGTTTGAGAACCAGTACACGCTGAATCTGGTTGTCACGGATTTTACTGACGATATCGACTGGCTATTAGTGCCGATTCAGGCGTGGTTACGTGAAAATCAGCCGGATATCACCCATGACAGCAAAGGCTTTACCTACCTCGCTGACATTAATGATAACGGTAGCTGTGATATCAGTATCAGTCTGAAACTCACCGAGCGGGTGATCGTCAAAGAGGTTGATAAAGCGTTGCATGTGACCCACGCGCCAGAGCCGCCGTTACCTGTTCCCGTCGAGCGTCCGGTATCGCTGTACCTCAGCGGTGAGTTAGTGAGTACGTGGCATGAATGAGCTGAAACCGTTTGACGACAGGCTGGCCACGCTGATCGCCAGCCTGTCAGCATCTAGCCGTCGAAAGCTGGCCGGAACGGTGGCAAAAGCCCTGCGCGGTAGCCAGCAACAGCACATCAAGGCGCAGACCGCCCCAGATGGCACGGCCTATGCCCCGCGTAAAGCCCAACCGATTAAAGGCAAAAAAGGTCGGGTTAAACGCCAGATGTTCCAGAAACTGCGTACCGCTAAATACCTGAAAGCCAAAGGCACCACCGATGCGGCCAGCGTGGAATTTATCGGGCGAGTGCAGCGCATGGCGCGGGTGCATCACTATGGTTTACGTGATCGACCTAGCCGTAACGGTGACGATGTGCAATACGAGGCACGACCGCTGCTGGGGTTTAGCGATCGGGAGATAAAAGAGGTTGAGGGATTACTGATAGACCATCTAAGTCAATGAATGAAGCCACACTATTAATGTGGCTATTGGCGAACCACTTACTTCATGCAACACTAAAGTATAATTTTATTTATTTTTAAATTTAAAATCCCTTACCAATTTATTGACTTTAGTAAATCTATGAAAGGTAATTAAATAGAAAAAGCCCAAAATACAGTATGCATATGACAAAAATTCAAAGGCTCTCTTTAATTTTGATATGCTTTTTATTTCTTCGTCTAAATCTATTCTTCCAAAATCACTGTCATCCAGTAAGTTATTACACGCAATATTAAGATTACTCTCCGACGGAACAACAGACTTTAACCTCTCGCAATCTTTCTTAGTATACGTGCGCGCATTGCCATCACCAAGTTCAATGAATATATTTTCAACAGAAATGAAGTAACTAAACGAACCTACCCTTACTTCCTTGTAGTTATACTTCAAAGATGATTGCGCGTAAAAAATAAAGCCCCCCACTCCTATCATTGAAACGAAAGCTATATACATGGATATTTTTTTACCAGTTGATATTTTTGATGTAATATTCCCGTAGCTTTTAATAAACTGAAACATGGAGATATTTAACTCACCTGTATTTAATTTATCTTGTATCATTCTCGCGTCTTCAATATTGGATACATTAATGCCATTCAAAAACCTAAAGAGTTGAATATTAAACCACTTAGTATCCAAGTCTTTCATTCTTCTATCAGAGTAAGATATTTTGAAATAACGAAGAAGAAAACTTAGTATGGTTGATATTCCATTTGCTCGAAAGATAATTGACAAAAAAAGAACAATATAAAGAACAGGGATAATAATTTCTTTTAAACTAAATTCAATGCCCAACATACATCCTCTATACGCTGTTGTGTGATGCACTATTAAACGACAATTGATTGTCGAACTTTATACGCCACGTCAATATTTCTCTATGAAAACACAAGCCACCCTTACCGAAATCCTGCGCCTCTTGCGCAATATGATCCGTGTCGGCGTCGTGACCCACGTCAACACAGCGGACGCCCTGTGCCGGGTACAAACAGGCGAAATGACCACAAGCTGGTTGAACTGGTTAACCCGCCGTGCCGGACGTTCCCGCGACTGGTGGGCACCGTCCATTGGTGAGCAGGTGTTGATCCTGTCCATCGGCGGCGAACTTGACACCGCCTTTGTGCTGCCCGGCATCTATTCCGATAACAACCCCGCGCCGTCAGCCTCTGCCGATGCGTTACATATCAGCTTTCCCGACGGTGCGGTGATCGAGTACGAACCCGCAACCGGGGCGCTGACCGTCAGCGGGATTAAAACCGCCACACTCACCGCGTCAGAGTCTATCACCGCCACCGCGCCACAGGTCACCGTGAACGCCTCCACGCGCATCACGTTAGACACGCCCGAAGTGGTCTGCACCAACAAGCTGATTACCGGAACGCTGGAAGTACAAAAAGGCGGGGAAATGCGCGGCACTATCCAGCACAGCGGCGGCGCGTTTACCTCAAATGGCGTGCAGGTGGATAAACACAATCACGGCAACGTGCAGAACGGCGGCGGCTGGACGGACGGGACACGATGACAGCCCGTTATCTCGGCATGAGCCGTGACAACGGCCAGACGCTCGGCGACCTTGAGCATATTCGCCAGAGCGTGCGCGATATTCTCATCACGCCCGTCGGGTCGCGGGTAATGCGTCGGGATTACGGTTCGCTGCTGTCGGCGCTGATCGACCAGCCACAAAATCCCGCCGTGAAATTGCAGGTCATGGCGGCGTGTTACATGGCGCTGCTGCGCTGGGAACCACGCATCACGCTGACGGCCATCAACCTGACCAGCACATTCGACGGCAAGCTGGCCGTTGATATTACGGGCGTGCTGGCTGACAGCAACGCCGTTTCCCTTTCTATTCCTGTGAGCTGACACGATGGCGATGATTGATTTAAGCCAGCTTCCCGCGCCTGCCGTGGTGGAAGAACTGGATTACGAGGCAATTTACACCGAGCGCAAAGCCATGCTGCTGTCGCTCTATCCGGAAGACCAGCGTGCCGCCGTTGCACGCACGCTGACGCTGGAATCCGATCCACTCGTCAAGCTGTTACAGGAAAACGCCTACCGCGAATTGTTATGGCGTCAGCGCGTCAATGAAGCGGCACGCGCCGTGATGGTGGCGTTTGCGCAGGGTGATGACCTCGACCAGCTCGGCGCAAATTTCAGCGTTTCTCGTCTGGTGATTACCCCGGCTGACGATTCAACCCTGCCGCCCACGCCTGCCCTGATGGAGTCAGACAGTGATTTTCGTCTGCGCATTCAACAGTCGTTTGAGGGTTTGAGCGTGGCCGGGTCGGTCGGTGCCTATCAGTACCACGGACGCAGCGCCGACGGGCGTGTGGCGGATGTGTCGGTTGTCAGCCCCAGCCCGGCCAGCGTTACCGTGTCGGTACTGTCACGCGAGGGCGACGGCAACGCCAGCCCGGAGCTGGTCGCCATCGTGGCCGCCGCCTTGAACGGCGAAGACGTGCGCCCGGTGGCTGATCGGGTCACGGTACAGTCTGCTGTGATTGTTCCGTATGAGATTGACGCCACGCTGTATCTGTATTCGGGACCGGAAAAAGAGCCTGTTCGCGCGGCGGCCGAGCAGAAGCTGAAAACCTATATCAGTGCGCAGCACCGATTAGGGCGGGATATTCGCCGCTCGGCGATTTACGCTGCGCTGCACGTCGAGGGCGTGCAACGGGTCGAGCTGACGACACCCGCCGACGATATCGTGCTGACTGACGCGCAGGCGTCCTACTGTTCCGGCTATCGGCTGGGTGTGGGCGGTGCCGATGAGTGATACCCGCCTGCTGCCTGTCGGGTCGTCTGCGCTGGAAGTTTCCGCCGCGAAAGCCTGCGCCGAGATTACCCGCGTACCCGTTCCCCTGCGCCTGCTGTGGAACCCGGACACCTGCCCGGAACACCTGCTGCCGTATCTGGCGTGGGCGTTCTCCGTTGACCGCTGGGATGAGGCATGGCCGGAGAGCGTGAAACGGCAGGTGATCCGCGATGCGTTCTTTATCCATCGTCATAAAGGCACCATCGGTGCGCTGCGTCGCGTAGTGGAGCCGTTTGGTTATCTGATCCGCATCAGCGAATGGTTTCAGAACGGCGGAGAGCCAGGCACGTTTCGCCTGGACATCGGCGTGCAGGATAGCGGCATTACCGAGGAAACGTTTTACGAGCTGGAGCGGCTGATTGCCGATGCCAAACCCGCGTCCCGTCACCTGCTGGGGCTGAATATCAACCTCGATACACAAGGTGCGGCCTATGTCGCCGCCCTGTCTTATGTCGGTGACGAGCTGACCGTTTACCCCTATTTCCCTGAAACCATTACTGTGTCCGGTCTGGATGTGACAGGCGCAGCACTTCATTTAATCGACAACGTGAGCGTAACCGCATGAGTGCAAAATATTTCGCCCTGTTAACGAATATCGGCGCGGCCAAGCTGGCTAACGCGACCGCGCTGGGTGTCCGCCTGAACATCAGCCAGATGGCGGTCGGGGACGGCGGCGGCGTTTTGCCGACACCGAACCCGGCACAAACGGCACTGATTAGCGAGAAGCGGCGCGCCGCACTCAACATGATGAGCATTGACCCGAAAAACCCCAGCCAGATTATCGCCGAGCAGGTTATTCCCGAAAATGAGGGCGGTTGGTGGATTCGTGAAATCGGGCTATTTGACGATGACGGCAATCTGGTTGCGGTCGCCAACTGCCCGGAAACCTACAAACCCCAGCTTCAAGAGGGTAGCGGCCGCATTCAGACCGTGCGCATGATTTTGATTGTCAGCAGTACCGACGCGGTGACGCTGAAAATTGACCCGGCTGTGGTGCTGTCCACGCGGAGCTATGTCGATAACGCGGTGATCGAGGTGAAAGCCTATGCGGATAATCTGATGCGGCTACACCTTGCCGCCGCTGATCCGCACCCGCAGTATGCACCAAAGGCCAGCCCGGTACTGACAGGTAAACCCACCGCGCCCACGGCGGCGCAGGCATCGAATGACACACAACTGGCGACCACGGCCTTTGTGAAAACCGCCGTTGCTGCATTGGTGAACGGGTCGCCGGGCGCACTGGATACGTTGCAAGAGCTGGCGGCGGCGCTGGGTAACGATCCGGCGTTCTCAACAACCATCCTGAATGCGATTGCTGATGCGAAAGCGGACGCGGCCAATAAGCTCAATGCCCATGCGGCAGCGGCTGACCCGCACACACAGTACGCGCCCAAAGTCAGCCCGGTGCTGACCGGAACGCCGACAGCCCCCACCGCCGGGGCAGCGGCAAACGATACGCAGATAGCGACCACGGCTTTTGTGAAAGCGGCTATCGCGGCATTGGTTGACGGGTCACCGGGCGCACTGGATACGCTGCAAGAGCTGGCGAATGCGTTAGGCAACGATCCGAACTTCTCCACCACGGTATTGAATGCGCTGGCTGGCAAGCTGGCAAAAGACCAGAACGGTGCGGACATTCCCGATAAACCGCTGTTTCGTGAAAATATCGGCCTCACACTGCCATTATCACAGGGGAACGGGGGCGCAGGGACAATAAAAGGTGCCGTTCAGAATGTGGGTACATCCTATAAGCCTGCTTCATTCCCTGATTATCTGGAATATCTAACTCGTTCGCAGTCAATGGGCAGCGTGAGAGAAATGAGCGGGAACGGACGCTGGCGTTGTCACATCTCGGTACGCCATCGTGGAGGGAATGCAAACGGTGAAGATTTCTTTGATCATGAATACTACGGATTTGCACTGGTTGAAGAGGATATGACGTCCCCCGCGTATGATTTTTCATTGTATAAACAAAATAATGGTAAATGGTTAGATCCGGTCAAGCTCTATCATACCGGATTCAAGCCGACAGCCGCCGATGTCGGCGCGTACACGAAAGCAGAAACCGATCAGAGCCTATCGGCATTGCTGAGTCTATTGGGCACCCGGACGTTAACAGAAGCGGATTACGTGCGCATTCCAGATAAGCCGGGCGGCTTAATCATTCAGTGGATGACGGGGCCGATTTGCAGTGACGAAAGAACCGAATATCCAGCGATATCGTTCCCTGTCGTCTTTCCCTCAAAATGTCTGTTTGCCGGGGTGTTTACAAAAGGAAATGACACGATTCAGAGTGACCAGATTTTTCAGGTATCACAATGGACAAACACCAATATAAAAGTGTTTCCACAATGGTTCGGGACGGGTACGCAGGGTCTGGCCTATCCGCTGATTTTTGCCATCGGCCAGTAATGAGGTAATGATGATTCTGTATTCACCGACAACCAACGGTTTTTACCAGACAGCATGGCAGGATGAATATGCAGCGGCAGGGACATTGCCCGCCGATACAGTCACGCTGACGCCAGTTGAAACGCGCACATACTGGCGGCAAGTTCCTCCGGCTGGGAAAATGCTGGGGGCGAAAAAAGGGCGTCCGGTCTGGGTTAATGCCCCCTCAATGACCAAAGCAGCATTAGCCAGTGTGGCGGCAAACCAAAAAACGGTGTTGTTAGCACACGCGACAGAAATGATCGCCCCCCTGAAAGACGCATTAGACGGCGGTTATATTGATGAACGCGATAAACTCATCTTATCCGACTGGCAAAAGTATCGTTATGCCCTCACGAAAGTGGACGTATCTACAGCGCCAGATATCGACTGGCCGTTGGCACCGGGCGATGAATTGATCGCTACAGCCGATCAATAACGCGTAATTGATCTGTATAAACGTTTATAAAATAACCACGTCGAATGTCATTATGTGATTGGTTTTAAAATAATAATGATACGCCGGGGAAAGCAAGCCCACCGTCCGCCAACGGTGGGCTTTTTTCATGCATGTTTTCCGCCCCGGTGTTGTGCCAGCCTCCACCCTACCAGCATGACTCGCCCACGCCTGCGACCCGCCAGACAATAGCCGCTCCTAATGCAGCAATCGTGCTATTAGCTGGAGTCTGAATTTATGAGTGATTTTCACCACGGCGTGCAAGTCGTCGAGATTAACGACGGCACGCGCGTTATTTCCACTGTTTCCACGGCCATTATCGGCATGGTGTGTACCGCTTCTGATGCCGATGCGGCCACCTTTCCCCTGAATACCCCGGTACTGATTACCAACGTACTGTCCGCCGCTGGCAAAGCCGGGAAAAAAGGCACGCTGGCCGCCGCCCTGTCCGCCATCGCCGACCAGTCCAAACCCGTTACCGTTGTGGTACGTGTGGCCGAGGGCAAAGATGAAGCCGAAACCATCAGTAATGTGATCGGCGGCAGCGACGAAAACGGCAAATATACGGGGATGAAAGCCCTGTTAGATGCCATGACCGTCACGGGGGTTAAACCCCGCATACTCGGTGCGCCGGGGCTGGACTCGTTGCCCGTTGCCACCGCGCTAGCGTCCATCTGTCAGTCGCTGCGCGCATTCGGTTACGTCAGCGCGTGGGGCTGCAAAACCCTGTCGGACGCCATCAACTACCGAGAGAATTTTAGCCAGCGGGAATTGATGGTGATCTGGCCGGATTTTATCGCGTGGGACACCACGGCCAACGCCAGTACCACGGCATATGCCACCGCCCGCGCGTTAGGGCTGCGCGCCAAAATCGACCAAGAAACCGGATGGCATAAAACCCTGTCTAACGTCGGCGTGAACGGCGTGACAGGTATCAGCGCGTCGGTGTATTGGGATTTGCAGGCACCCGGCACCGATGCGGATTTGCTGAATCAGGCAGGCATCACCACGCTGGTTCGTAAAGACGGCTTTCGATTTTGGGGTAACCGCACCTGTTCTGACGATCCGCTGTTCCTGTTTGAGAGCTACACCCGCACCGCGCAGGTGCTGGCCGACACGATGGCCGAAGCGCACCTGTGGGCGGTGGACAAGCCCGTTACCCCGACGCTTATCAAAGACATTATCGAAGGTATCAAGGCCAAATTCCGTGAGCTGAAAACGGGCGGCTACATCATTGACGCCGATTGCTGGTTCGATGAAACCGCCAACGATAAAGACACCCTCAAGGCCGGGAAACTGTATATCGATTATGACTATACCCCCGTTCCCCCTCTGGAAAATCTTACCCTGCGCCAGCGCATCACCGATAAATATCTGGTGAATCTGGCCGCGTCGGTCAACAGCTAAGGAGCTAACGCGCTATGGCACTGCCTCGCAATCTGAAATTTATGAACCTGTTCAACGACGGCATGAGCTACATGGGCGTGGCCTCCACCGTCACGCTGCCGAAACTCACGCGCAAGCTGGAGAACTATCGCGGCGGCGGCATGAACGGCAGCGCCCCCATTGATTTCGGGCTGGATGATGACGCGCTGGCGATGGAATGGACGCTCGGCGGCTTTGCTGACGAAACCCTGTGGAGCCAGTACGCCGCACCGGGTGCCGATAAGGTGCTGCTGCGCTTTACCGGGTCATACCAGCGCGATGACACCGGGGAAATTTCTGCCGTCGAAGTGGTGATGCGTGGCCGTCATAAAGAAATCGATGGCGGCGAGAGTAAGCAAGGGGAAGCCACTGAAACTAAAGTGTCGACGCAATGCACGTATTACAAGCTGACCATCGACGGCAAGGAAATGATCGAGATTGACACCATCAACATGATTGAGCGTGTGGTCGGCGTTGACCGTCTGGAGCAGCACCGCCGGGCAATTGGTCTGGCGTAACCCTGTCCGGCCAGCCCGGCGCTGGCCGTTTTCTTTCTATTTTTTATCTGAACACAGAGGCAACATCATGAACAAAGACGACAACGTTGTAACGCTGGAAACCCCGATTAAACGCGGTGAAACCGTCATCGACACCATCACCCTGATTAAACCGACTACCGGAACGCTGCGCGGCGTCAGTCTGGCGGCGCTGGCCGGGTCGGACGTAGACGCACTGATTAAAGTGCTGCCACGCATGACGATGCCGTCACTGACCGAGGCCGACATCACCCGCATGGAATTGCCGGATATGATTGCCATCGCTGGCAAGGTGGTCGGTTTTTTGACGCCGAAATCGCAACAGGGAACCTCCCCCGAAGCCTGAGTGTTGATGAGCTGATGGCGGATATCGCGGTGATTTTTCACTGGCCGCCATCCGAGCTGTACCCGATGACCCTCACCGAGTTGATCCTGTGGCGCGACAAGGCGCTGAAACGCAGCGGACACCATAACAATGAGTAACACTCTACAGTTAAGCGTTTTGCTGAAAGCCGTGGACAGGGCGACCCGCCCGTTTAAGGCCGTGCAAACCGAAAGTAAAAAGCTGTCGGGCGATATCCGCGATTCACAGACCCAGCTCAAAGAGCTGAACGCGCAGGCCGGGCGTATCGATGGTTTCCGCAAGGCAAAAAGCCAGCTCAGCGAAACAGGCGCGGCACTCCAGCAGGCGCAGGCGAAAGCCGCCACGCTGTCGGCAGAACTGCGCAATAGCGAGAATCCCACCAAACGGCAGGCGCAAGCGCTGGAGCGTGCGAAACGTCAGGCCGCCACGTTAAAAACGGAGTATGGCCAACTGCGCCAATCGGTACAGCGCCAGCGTACTGAGTTAGAACAGGCAGGCATCAGCACGCGCAGCCTGTCCGGCGCAGAGCGCAAATTACGCAACAACATATCTCAAACGACAACGACGCTTGACCAGCAGCGCGCCGCGCTTTCCCGCGTCAGTCAGCAACAGGAAAAACTGAACGCGGTCAGACAGCGCTATGAGAAAGGCAAGGAAATCACCGCCGGGGTGCGTAATACCAGTGCGGCAGCGTTTGGCCTCGGTTCCGCGGCGCTGTATGCCGAAAGCCGCCTGATTGCACCGTCCGTGCAGGCCGACGGACACGGGGCGCGCATCGCCGCGCAGACTGGCGGGAATGCCGCCGACGGCGAACAGTACACCCGCGTAATCAAGGAGGTTAACGCCTCGGGTGTGAGTAACGATCTCACTCAGATAGCGGACGCAGTGGCCGCCGTGCGTAGCACGTTGGGGGCGATGGGGGATGTAGGGGAAACCGAGCTGGCGCGCATATCGCGTAAGGCGCTGGACATACAAACGGCGCTCGGCGGTGACGCAACCGAGAGTATCCAGATAGCCGCCATCATGATGAAAAACGGCCTCGCCAAAAACAGCGACGAGGCGTTTGATTTGATGGTGTCCGGGATGCAGCGCGTGTCTGCACAGATGCGCGGCGAACTGCCGGAAATTCTGCACGAGTATTCGACCCACTTCCGCAACATGGGATTCAGCGGATCGGAAGCCATGACACTGTTAGTGGACATGGCGCAGCAAGGCAAGTTTGCGCTGGACAAGACAGGCGACGCGGTGAAGGAGTTCTCAATCCGTGGGTCGGACATGTCCAAAGCCAGTATTGAAGCCTATGACGCTGCCGGACTCAATGCCGCCAAAATGTCTACCGCCATTGCCAGCGGGGGGAACAAGGCGCGGGTGGCGATGCAGAAAACCGCACACGGACTGCTGAAAATCAAAGACCCGGCAGAGCGGGCAAACGCGGCCATTGCCCTGTTTGGTACGCCGATTGAAGACCTGTCGATTGACCAGATACCGAAATTTCTGGCCGCGCTGGCCGGAGCCGAAAACAAGCTCGGTGACGTGTCCGGGGCGGCTGACCGCATGGGCGATACCCTGCGCGATAACCTCGAAGGGGATATCGGGCGGCTACAGGGCGCGATGTCCAGCCTGCGCTTTAACCTGTTCAATGACGATGACGGCGCGCTACGCAAACTGACGCAGGCCGCGACGGAATGGTTAACCCGTGTCAATGAATGGGTCAAGGCTAACCCGGAGCTGACGCGGCAGATAGTCATGGTAGGCGGAGCCGCCACGGCGTTAATTACGGTGCTGGGCGGGATCGGGCTGGTTGCGTGGCCTGTTATGAGCGGGATTAATGCATTAGTCGGCGGAGCGGGTTTACTGAGTGCCGGATTGCAGTTCGCCGGAACACGCGGCATCACACCGCTGTCAGGGGGATTAAGCCGCCTCGGCGGTATGATCGGCTGGCTGGCAAAGTCGCCGCTGATGCTGCTACGTGCCGGAGCCTCTGCGCTGACCTCAGTATTCGGGGCGGTCAGTAATCCACTGACCATTATCCGGGGCGCAATGTCCGGTTTTGGCCGGGTGCTGATGTGGCTGTTTACCTCACCGCTGGCACTGCTGCGCACCGGGATTACGCTGGTTGGCAGTGCGTTAGGCGTCCTGCTGTCGCCTGTCGGGCTGGCCGTCGCGGCGATGGTTGGCGGCGCGCTGCTTATCTGGAAATACTGGGAGCCGATTCAGGCCTTTATCGGCGGCGTGGTGGAGGGGTTTGTTGCGGCCAGTGCGCCGATTATTGCGGCGTTTGAGCCGTTACAACCCGTCTTTACGTGGATTGGTGACAAAATCCGGGCGCTGTTTGGCTGGTTCGGCGATCTGCTGAATCCGGTCAAATCCACTGCCGCCGAGCTGGACAGCGCGGCCAGCATGGGGAAACGCTTTGGTGAAGCGCTGGCAAGCGGGTTAAATATCATCATGAACCCGCTGGAGTCGCTAAAAAAAGGCGTGTCATGGCTGCTGGAAAAGCTGGGGCTGGTTGATGAGAAATCGAAGAACCTCCCGACCGCTGATAGTATCCTCCCGCCACAAGAGGCCGCAGCGCTAAAGGCAGGGGTCAGCACTGCACCGGTTCCGCAGGGTAAAGATGCAAAAGCCATTGCTGCCCGATACAGCGGTGTGAGTACGCCGGACATTGCGGCGAGTTCAGCGAATGTCACCAGCCGTCAGGATAAGGCCACAATGGCATCGGCCACGATGAACATGTCAGCCTATCGCCCGATAGCGCCGACGGTTCAGACCAGTGCCGCATCGTCCCCGGTCAGTATTCACGCCCCCATCAGTATTGTTGCCCAGCCCGGCCAGAGTGAGAAAGGCATCGCGCAGGAAGTTACGCGCCAGCTTGAGCAGCGGGAACGCGCTGCGCGGTCACGCGCATTCAGTCAGTACAGTTATCAGGGAGGCGAATAAGATGATGCTCACATTAGGGCTGTTTGTGTTCCAGCTCCAGACCCTGCCTTACCAGAACATGCAGCGCAACGTTGATTACCGCTGGCCGTCAAACAGTCGCGTCGGTCAGCGCCCGGCGTTGCAGTTCTTAGGCATTGAAGAAGAGAAAATCACGCTGTCGGGGGAACTGCTGCCCGAAATCACAGGCGGCACGCTGTCACTGCTGATGCTGGAAACGATGGCCGATCAGGGGCGTGCATGGCCGCTGATCGAGGGCAGCGGCACGATTTACGGCGTGTTTGTGGTGAACAGTATCAGCCAGACGAAAACCGATTTTTTCCCTGATGGCCGCGCCCGGCGGATTGAGTTCACCATCACGCTGACCCGCGTGGACTCGTCGCTGTCTGCGATGCTGGGCGATTTACGCCAGCAGGCGGAGGGCTTGATCGGCAGCGCCGGGGAAATGGCTAATCGGGCGCAATCCGCTATCGGGGGATTATTCGCATGATTAACCCGCTGAATGTTCGTGCGGGCAGTAAAACCGCCCCGGCGTACCTGTTGCGCCTGAATGAGCAGGACATCACGACCGTTATCAGTCCGCGCCTGCTGTCGCTCAGCCTGACCGATAACCGGGGATTTGAGGCCGACCAGCTCGACATCGAGCTGGACGACAGCGACGGAAAGATGCAGTTACCCCGCCGGGGCGCGGTGCTGTCGGTATTTTTGGGCTGGGAAGGTGAAGCGCTGATCGGTAAAGGCGATTTTACGGTGGATGAAATAGAACATCGTGGCACGCCGGATACGCTGACCATCCGGGCGCGCAGTGCCGATTTTCGTGGGTCGCTGAACTCCCGGCGTGAGCTGTCCTATCACGACACCACGCTGGGGGCGATTGTTGAACAGGTGGCAAAACGTAACAACCTTGCGCCGATGCTGGCTGATGGTTTTGCCGGGATAAAAATTCCGCACATCGACCAGACGCAGGAAACCGACGCGGTATTTATTACCCGGCTGGCCGAGCGCAACGGGGCGATTGTGGCAATCAAAGCCGGACGTTTGCTGTTTATCCGCCCCGGAACGGGGAAGACGGCCAGCGGCAAGCCCATCCCGCAGCAGATGATTGAACGCAGCGACGGCGATCAGCACAGTTTTAGCCTGGCTGACCGGGGCGCGTATACAGGCGTAACGGCAAGATGGCTGCATACCAAAGAGCCACAGCCTGAAAAGCCGAAAACGGTGAAGGTAAAACGTCAGAAAAAAGTGTTATTGCATCAGGGGGCACAACCACAGAAGACACACCCTAAAGCAAAAAAGGCAAAGAAGGAGCCAGAAGCCCGCGAGGGGGATTATCTGGTTGGCACCGATGAAAACGTGCTGGCGCTGACCACGGTTTTTGCGACTAAGGCACAGGCCACGCGTGCCGCACAGGCAAAGTGGAACAAACTCCAGCGTGGTGTCGCGGAATTCTCTATCACGCTGGCAATGGGGCGCGCCGACCTGTTCCCGGAAACGCCTGTTCAGGTGAGCGGATTCAAACAGGTGATCGACGAACAGGAATGGACAATCTCAAAAGTGACGCACAGTTTGAGTAATTCAGGCTACGTTACCGCGCTGGAGCTGGAAGTGCTGTTGTCTGATGTGGAATATGAGGGAAGTGATCAGTAA